ACCAGCAGCAAGGAGCATTAAGTTTGAGTTGTTAGTTAGTCCACCAGCATATAGAATATATTCTTGATCACAAGCAGTAGTTATGTTTGATAATAAATCACTACCACCGTATGTTCCAGACCAGCACAAAGCCCACCCACCAGATTCAATTACAGACTTGTCAACGTTTTGTTGTGGCCCAGATGGGTAGTATGTAGGAGGATTAGCAATTGTTTTACCTGCTGGAATGCAAGAAAGCAATAGTATTGATGATACTATAAAGACAAAGAATGCTCTGCGAAGAGTCCTAAAGGTATTAATTTAATAACTACCCCCCAATGTGAGATAGTACTATTATAACATTTTATTAGATTAATTTAAACTGATCTAAGTATTCAAGTGCTTCTTTTGGTGGTTCTGGTCTAATCACATTGTTATTAACAAACAGTTCTTTTGATCTATCTGATTTAGGTCTATCTGCAAACGTATGAACTTCAACTTCTAAATCAATACTTTTTGGAGTATTGGCTATTGAACCAAATACAGCACCACAAACTGCGTCCGCTAAATCTTTAGACTTCTTACGAGGATGATCAACTCTATCATTCTTCATAATTTTTAACTCAGTTAACTCTTCAAACAATAATTCAATTGAAGGCATTACTAATCTTTCTTCATAAATAAGCATTGCCATATCTTCATAATGCTTTTTAGCAACTGAAACAGTATCTGTTCTCATTCCAACTGCCTTTAATTCATTTTGAATATCAAATGATTGCCAACGATCAAATGTTACCAAGCCTATATTAAATCCAGTTCTTCTTAAGTTTTGAATCCACTGTTTTACTTCTGATAGATTTACTGGACCCTCTACTTTAGGTTCCCACCAAACCACTGCATCCACAATAACAATAGGAGCAACCTGTTCATAGTCTTTAATTACTTGAACATTAACCCACTTCTCTACGTGAGCAATTGCTACAGCACATTTGTCATGCTTTTGTGCTAAGTCAGCATGAACGTAGTAAGTTTTGTCTGGGTCAGGCTTAAAGGCTTCATCAAATCTTTTAAAGTTATCTATAGGGTTTCTGCCAGTCATACAGGCTCTAACTTTTTCTACCTGCTTAAAAAATGCATCTGATGAATATGTTGGAACGCATGCAAAACGCATCATTGCATCCCCAAGGTCTGTATAAAATGCTAGTTTAAAATCATCAATTTTTCTAGTTGGGTTAACTTCCCACGTTGGTCTTTTTAATGCAAACACTCCAGGATATTTATATGAAACAATTTCATCCTCTTCCCACGCAATCTCAAAAGTATTACCTACTTCATCTTCTGGTAATGCTGGATTTAAAATAAACTTATGGTTTTTTTCAATAACGTCTTTTTCTAAAATGACATCATCATATCTTTGAGATATAAAGTCTCCAACATATCTAGGAAATGATAACAGTACTACTTTACCCAAATCTGGAAAACGAGAATCCACTGATCCACGGAATGCTTTATAAATGTTTTCTGCAGTCTTACCTTGTTCGTTTCCTGTTCCAACTTCAGAAGCAAAACCAGAAATCTCATCAAGCACTGCAAGTAAAAGATTTAAACCTTCGTGTGACTCTCTTTCTGAATGTCCAGAGTAAACCGTAATAGATTTATTAAACTCTATACTGTCTGCCTTTGCATAAAACTTTCCTGCAAACCATGGAGACTTTTCAATCTTAGTTTTAAAACCTTTAAAGAAAACGTTCTTAGCCTGTTGTGCGTTAATAGCAACGTTAATCAAATCAATAGCATCTCCTGATGGTTTACCAAAATATTTAGCGGGATCTTTTAAACAAAGTAACTTGTTAACAATATAAGAACATGCAACTGTAGATGTAAAATCTTTACCACTACCTTTACCTAACTGAAGAATGATTTCATTTTTAGTGTATTTGTTATAATATTCTGTACCTTCTTTTTCACCTAATAAATCTATCAGATCTTCTTTTTTATAAATCTGACTCATAGCCTCAACTATGTCATACTGAATTTTAGACAGTGCAGGTTGTCCTAAGTAGTCTTCGTGCTCAATAAAAGTTTTAGCGTCTACTGGAATTTCTTCAAATGGATTATCTTTTAATACTTCTAAAAAATCATCAAACATCGTGGACAACTGTAACCACTTCGCTTTCTTTAGCAATGCTTGAAAGTCGTCTCATGATTTCGTCACGCACTTGTGGATACTCAGAAGCAATATCTTTTAATATGTTCATAAGTACTTCTTGCTTTCTTTCTATCTGCACCATCTCTTCTGCTAGTTCTTTATTTTCTAGCAGTCCCGCTTTTTGTAACATGTCAATTCTTCTAGACTCAATATCTAATACCAATTTAATTCCTTGACTTTTTGCATTTAGATTAGCGGTTGTTGTTGCATCTTCAATAACTTCATAAGCCTTTGTTATTAGTTTGCTGTAGTGAGTGTCTGCTGCAACCAATGCTTCTTTTGCTCTAGCACGAATGGCATCATTGGCGGAAGCCATAACCTTCCACTCGTTAATTAAACTAACTACTTGTTGTCTTGGTATTGCAAGTTCTTTAGATATTCTTGTAGGATCATTTCCTTTTAGATATTCTTCAACAACTTTATTTACTTGATCTAAGTGTTGTACTAAGTCTTGCTCAGTTGACATTATTTACCTTCTTACGCAAATCATACAGCATATTTGCCCATACGTAATGAAACGCTGTTCCATAGTGTCTTCCATCTCTTGCTACCATTGTAAATTTGTCATCTTTATGGCTATTGCTATATTCAAATACTTCTTGTTCAATTTTTGCCAATTCTTCTTGACCTGTGGTGCTATAGTAATTATTTAAGTTACATAACTCTAAAAATGCATCAGTGCCTCTGACGTATGAAAATATGTATAACTCTATATTATGTGACTTACAGTATACTTCTAAAAACATTAAATACTGATATGTATATATTGCTAAAGTATGAACAAACATAGATACAGTGGTTTCTCTTTTTACTAAAGAATGTCTATAGTTTTCATTTAATGCATAGAATAATTCTTGAGGACCCATTGGCTTATCAAGTTCGTGGCTATTATCTGAGTTTAATGCATAGAATCTATTTAGATCTGGTAAATCTAAAAATATAATATCTGGATTGCCATAACTATCTATATATTTAAATGTGCTTGCTACTATATCAAATATACTTTTTCCAGGTGTTCCTACATTGTAGTATCCTGAAACCTTTTCATCTTTTGCAATTAACTGGTGTAACAGGTATGACCATGTTTCTTTAGTATAAAGTCCTTGTCCATAAGTAACGGAACAACCATTGAATAAAATATGCTTTCCGTCATGATCTTTTTTAAACTCGTCTGATCTATATCCCTGTTTATTAGGAACATATTCGTCTTGTGGGAAATCAATCCATAACTGAGTATTGTCAAGTTTTTTAGCGTCTTTGTATAGACCCTCTATTAGATTATTCCACCCAGTCAATTGTCTAGCAAATGGCAACTCTACTTTTTCATTTTGCAACAAAACCTTATGACTTTGTTTAGCAGTTTTTGTAAATTGGATATTAAGAGTTTCGTATAAATTTACAGGTGCTACTTCTGGATTTTCATTCATTGTTATTCTCCTTAGTGTTATTGTAAACTTTTGAAACCTTTAATAGTATTAAATATCCTATTAAATCATCTAAATCATTGTCGCCATAAAATTCAGAACCCCTAGATATTCTAGACAACTTGTCATCAATTCTTATTTTTATCTGCTCGTCTGAATTTGCTTTAGAAAATATTCTAATTGGGTCAAGTGCAGAATCTCCATATGATTTATTTTTGTCAATAAGCATATTTTTTATGTTATCGCAAACATCAGCAATTGTATTTTGAGTAGTCATAGTCATCTTTTTGATTTCCTTAATCCAAATTTAGCCAAGTATACGTATACTGTCTCAACACTACACCCACACTCCTTGGCAATCTCTTCTGGTGATTTCCTATCCATAAGATATCTCTTACGCATAAAAACTTCGCTAGTATACATTTTACCAGAAGCCATACTATTTAACATCCTCTGTATCAATAATATCATAGTTAAAAGAGTTAGAGTCTTCCATAATCCACTTATTATACCCCTCAACGTCCCAAGCATTTGTATTGATCAATCTATCTATTACTAATGATTTTTTAGTAACAAACGATGGTTCGTATAAACGAACTCTATTATTTGGCTGTATAGCAAAGTTACCATCATCACGTTGAATAACATGTCCACATTTATGTTGTCCTGGGTTTTCGGAGTAGCCATCATCTAAGATATTGCTATCTGGATTGTGCCAATCTAAAGTAAACAAATATTTGCCAAATATATTTTGTTTAGTTCTATCCAAGTAAGACATCTTCATATTACTTAAATTTTCAAACTTAGTTACTGATATATGTGGACTAAAAGAATTCCAAAGAACTAAATTATATAATGGTTGTTCTGGAGTATCTGGCTTGGTACAAAAAGCATTGATTGGCATTCTCCACCAAAGACCACCGTCTTCCATTAAGAAATGAAATAGCGGACTTCTTGACTTTACACTTGACACACCAAAAATTACTACAGGAAAATACTTATCATGAGAATCTTGTTGATCTCTTAAAAAGTTGCCTCTAACATAACACTCTATTGGTGGAATGTTTGCATTTAACTCTGGCACTATTCCTCAATCCTCATAGCCTTGTTCCAATTATTTATAGCCCAATGACCTATTGCACATGCATCAGCAACATCATTATCACTTATATTTTTATCATATATAGTATTGACAAACCTTATAGTTCTTTCTTTCCTTAAATTTCTTTCATATGTTTTATACCAAGATTCTGACTTGCCAGGATTTTGAGTTGCTATCAGTACCTTTTCTTCTTTTGATATCTTCTTGTTGCCTATAAAGTTTTGCCAGGTAATTGGTGATACTGATCCTATTGTAGATACCCCGCAAACTTTTAAAGCACCTATTATGGCACCCTGCACAAGGGCTAGGTCTGCGGCAGTCTTTGGGCTATTCATAAATACTGTATGTTCTATAACCACAGCATCTATATCGTAAAGATCAAATAAAGCCTGAGTCTTTATACAAGCATCTCCAACTTTTTCATATGTTGTGTTACCAGTAAAGTTAATTTTTCCAAAAAAACCAAGTTGTTTATTGTTGTAAACAGAAAAGGCCAAACTGTTTGTACTTGCATCTATTGCACAAATATTGTTAGGCATAATCTCTATACCCCACTTATTCTTTGTCATTAATAATAATCCTCATTTTCTTTAAGGCTTTGACAACTTCTACTGGATTAATCAAACAAAAAGTACATATTGGTTCATCATTATATATTGATAAATCATTGCCACAGTTTTTACACTTTCTGGCTTTGCCAATTCTTTTTTGTCTACGTGAAATAAGATATCTTTCAGCAATTTTTTCTTTAGTTGCAGACTCTCTGCATTCTTCAGAACAATATATCTGATATGTTACTTTTGCTTTAAATTTGTTTTCACACCATTTACAGTTCTTCACCAAGGTTCTCCAAGGAATCTATTTTAATAGTTCCCGCCTCTGCCTCAGAGCATGCTTTTTGAATTGGACATCTTGCACAAATTTTTGAGTTAGATCTATAATTCCTTTTAGGAATAGTTTGATCTACCCATGCTTTGCGAACTGTTCTCATCCAATCAAATGCCTGGTTAACCCACCTGCGGTAATGATCGTTTAGTTCAATAGGAAGTGTAAGCAACTCATGATTATTTTTATTTTCATAAA